ATTATTCCAATGTCACAAGGTGGTGATGAATGGAATGAAGATAACTTTCAAGCATTGTGCAAGAGTTGCAACGGAAGTAAAACTGCGAAGCAAAGAATGTTAAAATAATTACATCAACAACAAAAGTGATTTAAAGATATTTGCATTAATGATCGGCGGTGCAATATATCAACTCTTAAATGTTCCTGCAATTACTAACTTAGTAGAGCAGTTGAATTATGGACTTGCACCACAAGAGAATTTATTTCCCAGAATTGTAATCACGGAACGAAGTACACCTGAAAATTACAAAGATGGTTATTCAATTATAAACCACGATGTAGAAATAAACATCTACGCATCAAAGGCAAAGGATGGCAACGGTGGTTTCCTGCAAGCATCAAACATTGCGGATGCAATTGAAACAATTCTTTACCGGTACAAGGGAACGGTAGGCGGAAAAAGAATAGATCAAACACTACTAAGCAATCAAGAAATCTTATTTGATAATTCAAGCCAGTGTGCAAGGGTTATCATGGAATACAGTATTAGAGAAAATTTAAATTAAAAAAATGACAATAGAAGAATTAGTTGCGCTCAAGGGCGGCAAGTTTGTAGATAGCACAATAACTGGAACCAATAGCACCAATTACCGTTATTTGGTTGTAAATGAAGATGCAGTATTTAGCGCGTTAACAGATACAGATAACAACAATGTTTTAAGTGAATGGGGCATTAGTGGCAAGACCATAACCAAAGGAATGATCATTGCACCAGCGAGCGGAAAAGCACTTAAAACGGTAACACTTGCAAGCGGTTCAGTACTTTTAATTAAACTTTAAATGTACGGATACGGCTACCAATATAGCGCAATAATTAGCGGCGGCGGTAATCCTGCTGCTGCACTATTTGCCGCTTATAAGTCAAGAGTTGAAACCGATGGCGGTACGGTAGAAAATAACGCTTGTGCAATAACCTTTATAAAATCAATACTATGAGTACATACACAGATGCGAGTTTAATATATTATCCTTCAGGGGTTAAAGCGGGGAAGGCATATAGCTTAAAACCAACCGATGGAAGTGGTGATTTGACATTTACAAGAGCAAGTTCAGCTACAAGGGTTAACGCTGCGGGGTTAATTGAATCAGTTGCAACGGGTGTACCTCGTATAGACTACACGGGCGGTGGATGCGGTAAATTATTATTAGAGCCACAGAGAAGTAACTTATTACTTCAATCTAATAACTTCAATACCACTTGGACAAGGGCTGATGTCACACTTACACCAAATGTTACTACAAGCCCTGACGGGACTTTAAATGCGTTTGAAAATATAGAAGGCACGGGAACATCTACTAAGTTAATTTTACAAAGTGTAACGGTATCAAGTGGAGCAACCATTGCAGAATTTTTTTTTGTAAAAAAGAAAAACAGAAAGTACATACAAATTAGAGAAAATACTAATGGCTCATTCTTTTTCTTTAATTTTGATACTGCTCTTGCCGAAAATATTACGGGCGCTTGCGTTCCATTTATTGAAAATTATGGCAACGGATGGTATAAAGTAGGTATGATAACGACCGTACCATCAACTTCTTCGCAAGTAAGACTTTACCATTCTGATAATTCTAAAAATATAGTTTACAATGGGGATGGGATAAGCGGTTTTTATTTGTGGCAAAGTCAAATAGAATCAGGCTCATATAGCACCTCGCTGATCCCCACTACCTCAACTGCGGTGACAAGGGTGGCGGATAATGCAAGTGTAACAACGCCAGCAGGCGTAACACAAATAACAGAAACTTTTGGAAATGGAAGTACAAATGTTATAACAAGCATACCAGCAACTTACACTGCATCTTTAGGCAACATTCAAAGCATAATAATGATATGAAATTTCTAAAATTTGAATTTTTAAATGAAGCCGAATGGCTTGTTGTTCGAGATAGTCTTTATGAAGATGACGTTTTAATCCCAGAAGTAAAAGCTATACACGAAATAGGCTTTATATGCCTTGCTACAAACGAAGAAGGCGAGTGTATAGACCTTAGTACTAAGTATGCCGTTGATATGCTATGCGAAGAGATAGAATGGCTTTGTCCTTTTGTTGTATGGCCTAAGCCTTGCGGCATTCACATCTTTGCAGGATGGGAAGAGGCTTATACGGCTGAGTATTGCAAGATTTATCCTAATTCACCTTATTGCGTAATACCAGAATAATGTTATTAAATGACTTGAAAATATACCTTCTAAACATTCTTTCATTTGCCATATCATTCAGTGACATTGATGTGGCACTGAAATTTATTCTTTTAATTGTTTCCATTGGGTACACGATTGAACGATGGATTAAATTGAGAAAGAATGAGTCGCAAGGAAAAGATTGATCTAATATTATCCAAATGGGTAAGCCGCAAATTAACAGTGTTTGTGGTGGCATCCATTGGGTTATTTACTCATGCGGTAGAATCCAAAGATTGGGTTGTAATTTCAACCGCTTACATAGCAATCGAAGGGTTTACAAACATAGTTGAAAGATTACGCAAATGATGACCACTAACGAGATAGTTAAGAAGTACGGCAAGCCTAATGAGACTGGTGAGGGTTATTTGACCACAATACTTTTACCTTATCCTATGAAATTGGCTTGGGACTTAGATACAAAGGTTACTAAAATGAGATGCCATAAGTTAGCTGCTGAAGCATTTGAAAATGTGTTTAATGACTTGCTTGCTCACTATGGAATGAAGGAAATTGAACGGCTTGGCATTGATTTATTTGGGGGTTGTTTTAATTACAGAAAGATGAGGGGCGGTTCGGAATGGTCTAAACATTCATGGGCCATTGCTATTGACCTTGATCCTGCAAGAAACAAATTAAAAGAAACCGCAAAAACTGCACGCTTTGCACGGCCAGAATACCAACCAATGATTGACATATTTTACAACAACGGTTTTATAAATTTAGGAATAGAAAAGAATTACGACTGGATGCACTTTGAGCTAAGAAAATAAACACACACATAACTTGAGCCAATTAGATCCAACATTTGAAGCATTCGCACAGAATCCACAAAAGGAAAACGAAACGCGCAAAGATTACTTTGTTAGAATAAGCGGCATTGTTGGCAAAGCACCGCTGACTATTAAACAACACTTTTCTTTTTACAAATCAAAGATTGATGAATACTGCGAAGATGCAGGGGTTGCAACCAAAGACGTAAAACATGGGTGGGTAAAAACAAAAGATACTTCTTTATTCTTCACCAATCCAGATTATGAAGGTGCGGTTTCATACGATCAAATAAGAGATAAATTAGTTGCTGAATTAAAAAGCTATTCACCTAAATACCCTACAATAAAAAGGAATAAATCAAAAGATGGTCACTTGTTGGTCATTGATCCTGCTGATGTTCACATCGGGAAATTGTGTGAAGCATTTGAAACGGGTGAAGACTATGACACAAACATAGCCGTAAAACGTGTTTTAGAGGGGGTACAGGGCATTATAGACAAATCACAAGGGTATAACATAGATAAGATACTTTTTATTGGTGGTAACGATATTTTGCACATCGATAGCCCAAAGCGACAAACGACATCAGGCACGCCGCAAGACACGGATGGAATGTGGTATAGTAATTTCCTCAAAGCTAAACAAGTGTATGTGGATGTACTTGAAATGTTGATCCCAGTAGCTGATGTACATTTCACTTTTAATCCATCAAACCATGATTATCAAAGTGGTTTCTTTTTAGCTGATGTTATAAGTTCATGGTTTAGGAATAACAAGAATATCACCTTTGATTGTTCAATTGCGCACCGTAAATACTTTGCTTATGGTACGTCATTAATTGGAACCACACACGGCGATGGGGCAAAGGCGCAGGATCTTCCGTTGTTGATGGCAGTGGAATCAAATGACTGGGGAACAACCAAACACCGGTATGTTTACACGCACCACGTGCATCATAAGACCTCAAAAGATTATCAAGGTGTAACGGTTGAAAGTTTAAGGTCACCAAGTGGCACGGACTCATGGCACCACCGGAATGGATACCAACATGCACCAAAAGCAATTGAAGGGTTTCTTCATTCAAAAGAACACGGACAAATAGCAAGGTTTACACATTTATTCTGAGATAATCTGCATTAGTTTTTTGGAAAATTTCATGCAGCTAAAAAATGCACAATATATTGGTAAGGTTTATTGTGCAAAATTAAGTATCATAATTACGACATTGTCCGAATTAAAGCATATAAAAGTACCTTATACTACACTTTAAAATGCAATTACGTATAATATCGAATATTTGCGTATCAATAAAGCACTTTACCGCACTATTAAACAAAAAAACGCGCTACCAGATTAACTGATAACGCGCTTGTTGTTGCTCAATAATTAACTCTAAAGTTTAATTTTATGTTTCTTTTTTAAATCTATAAGTTCAAGAAGGGAAATAAACCCAATCAAAAACGTGATGCTTGCATACACTGGTTCGTCAACAAGTGACATCATAAAGCCCATAGGAATAAACATTGAACCAACTCTAAAAATCATTTCTTTTAATTCTTTCATAATTCAAAAGTAATATTAAAACTATATGCAATGTCATTAGACTGATTCTAAATAACTATTCTTGTTTTATCTTAGCGTTTAGTAGCTGAATGATACATGAATAATCACGTTGTGTTTTCTTATCAAAGCCTAAAAAGTTTTGTATGGACTGTTGCCCATGTATAACACTTGAATGATCACGGCCACATAGATAGGCACCAATGTCAACAAGTGCAATGTTAGGAAGGTATTGTTTAGAAAGGTAAGCAAACATGTGGCGTGGTGTCACAAACTTTCTTTTGCGGCAATGGCCTTTGATTAGTTCGGGTTCTTGTTGGTAGTAGAATGAAACCACATCCATAAGCAAATTAAATGTAATCTCATGCCCATTTGCAAGGCGCATGTACTGGTTGTTCTGGTGTTGGATGTTGTGTTTTTCTCTAAGTTGCAGGATTCTTTCGTGCATATAACCATTCTTTTTTAATCTTAGTTCTAACTCGTTGATGTAAATGCCCATTGATGTGAGCAGTTGTTTGTGATGGC